CTGTAAGAACACCAGTCGGTAGCGGTCTAGGTGGCTATGCTGTAATTGAAGACTAAAGAAGATCGGCGCTTCCAAGCCCACCAAGTAAGCTCGAAGCTACTGCTGGGTTTTGCGCCGCTCTTTGTCTTATAGCGGATTGATTAGCTTGAGGCGCAGATATATTTGACATTATTTGTGACAAAGTTGCTCCTTCAATTGCGCTAGGTGCAACATTTGGCACAGGCATTGATCGTTTTTGTGAAACTTGTTGTGGTTGTAGTGCATTGCTAACAAGAGACTTTGTTTGATCTACACCGCTTGAAATTCCCTTAGCCGATGTTTGACCTACAATTTGAGATACAGATTTAGCTAATAAATCAGCAAATGCTTCTCCTTTTGGAACCCCTTTACCAGTCAAAAGTCTGTAATCTTTCATAAATCGTTTATAAAAAATTTCAGAAGAAAACATTCTTCCTAAAAGAGTAAATTTAAGAAGCTTGCCTACATTTTGCAAAGGACTAGCTGCTATACTAGCAGCTATCAACTCGCCACCCTCTGCTGCTTTTGCATTAAGTTTTAGAATTTTTCCAAATTGCAACATTTCTTTAGACATTTCCTCTCCAAAAATTTCTGAAATTTTTGCATTATCTTTAATTAATTTATCTGCAAAAGTTCTAAATTGAGTTGGATCTGTTAAAAATTTTGAATCAAAGTTACCTATTAAATCATCCATATATGCACCTTTAAGAACTTCTTTTGAGGCATCATCTTTAAAATAATTCATAACTTTTGCAACGTCTGCTGGTTTAGTATTTGGGTTGCTAATATAAGCGGCAGCTTCTACGTCATCTAAAGTACCATCTCTTAATTTTTTAACTAAACTACTTCTTTGAAATTCATTTATTGAACTTCTTTTGTTTACTAAGTTTTGTAATAAGTCAATTCCATCATCTGCAAATACAGTGCCTTCATCTAAAAGACCTATTATTCTTTGATCTAAATTAGATAAAGACAATGCGTTCATTTGTTCTGCAAGTTTTTTTACTTGAGGGGCTTTAGAACCAAATAATTCATCTGCCGTTGTTCCTAAAGATTTATAAGCTTTTGCAAATTTCTCACCTTTAAATTTTGTAGGATCTAAAATAGAAGCAGATTCATCAATATTTCTTCTCAACCACTCTCCTGCCATTCGAGATCTTAAATTTTCATATTCACTAACCACACTTTTAGTACCAGGTTTTCTAGCAGCATTCATTCTTTCCGCTTGATTATCTAATACTTTTTTTAAACTTATAAGTCTTTCAGGAGCATCGGGTTTTAATATACTAGCTTCCATTCTGGAAGCGTCTACAGGTTTATTATTTCTAACAGTATTAGCTATATCTTTTAATATTGAAGAATGCTCTAAAGCATCAAACTGCCTCATTCCTTCAGCAAAAAGCCTTCTCTGTTCTTGAACAGAATCTGCTGCAGAAAGAATTTTTTTTCTTGAACCAGCTCCAGCGCCAATATTTCTAAATGCAGTGTTTTCAATACCTTCTAAATTTTTTCTTGATAAGATGGTGTCTATTTCATCAATAAACTTATTAGCCATATCGTAAACGCCTTGCTCTGCGCCTTGACTCATTTTTGTATCACTTAAAGATTTTCTAGCAGAATACAACTTTGCAAAAGAAGATTTTTCGCCTACTCGACTCATAGATGTTAAAATAGTTTTTTCTAAATCTTGACTTGTGTTTGGAATTATATTGTCATATTTTGCAATTCCTCCAAAATCATCTACTAAAGTTTTTAAGCTTCCAGAAGGGATGATGTCAGAGTTTCCAACAACTGATCTATTCATCTCATCTATTTTTTTAAAGCCAGCAGCAGATAAATCATCGAAATGTTTAAAAGATTGACTTAATATTGAAAATAAATCATTATCTATTGTCAAATCTTTCACAGCTGCTCTATCAAGATTATCCGCTGCTTTAGTCATAAAAGAAATTACATCTTTAGATAATTGCGCTTCCTCTTGTAGCAATTTAGTATTTCCAGAATCCGCAGCTTCTTTTAATATACGACCTAATTCATTAGGGTCTGAAGCTCCTGCTTTTTCTCTAAATTTTTCTATTTTAGAGGTTATAACATCAAAATTTCTTTTTAATCGAGGTGACGATTTAAAAATCCTTTCAGCTAACGCTTGTTGTCTTGATATAATAGAGGAGGCTCCTAATGTACTTAAAGTAGGATTGATCCCCATTTCTATAGACTCTCCCATTAATTTTAAATCTTCAGGAGACATTTTTGAACCTCCTGGACTAAAAACTTTACCTATAGTTTTAAATAAAATTTGTCCTCCACCTTCAAAAGCACCAGACAATAAAGCTTCTTTACCAGTTTGTTTAGCTATTTCTCCTGGTGTTTGCCTAGACACACCAGCAGCCATTTCGTAAAACTCTTCAATTAAATTTGCGCCACCGCCGCCTACAGCCGCACCAATCATAGCTCCCAATATAGGAATTGGTATTAATGCTTGACCAACTACAGCCCCTGTCACGGCGCCTCCTATTTCTGGAGCAATACCTGCAAGATCGCTAATATCATTTTTGCTTAAACCTCTTTCATCTATAACAATATTTTTATCAGTTTCTATACCAAATTTAATAGCGCCCGAAGGAGTCAGGGCTAATTGCCCTCTATTATCTTTGGTGTAATCTTCCTCGTTTAAACCATTTTTTTGCAAAACTGCTTCTTGCTCTTCAAATTTGTCTGCTATACTTAAACTGGCTCGAAGACCCGCGTCTTGAATACCAGTTGTCGTATCAAAACTTTGGTCAGAACCTTGCGCTGATGTTTGACCCTGATCTATTTCAGAAAAAAAAGGTTTAGGATTAGAAACAATTTCTCTTATTTTATCATTTTCTAATTGAGTAGGGGCATCACCACTAATTTCAAACTCCATTGCTCCATAAGCAGTATCTACTGAAATAATACCCATATTAATTTTAATCCTTTGATATTACAGAAATTCTAGGAATAGTGCTTGTAACAATGTCTCCATCTACAAGTTTATATTCTACTCTTTTTAAATTCATTGCTCTTTCTTTATTTTCTTCCCACTCAGATTCTAGTGCATAATAAGATGGATCTTGAAGTAGATTAGCCACACCGTCTATATCTTGTTTTTTAGATAAGAATATTTCCCTAATAGCGCTAACATTCATTTTTAACTGTTCTATACTTAAAAATTCTCCTGGTTTTCCTAACAGCTCTACTAATCTGTTTACATCTGTATTTGAAATACCATTTCCAGATTCTTGAGTTAACATTTTTTTATACTCAGCTATAATTGCGTTACCTAATGATTCTATTTGAAGTCTTGGAGATAAATTTTTATTTTTAGGATTGTCAAAATCAAAGTCAGCGCCAAACCTATTAGCCATTTCCTTTGCTCTGTTTAAAGCTATTGTACCAGCACTTCCAGCAAAATTACCTGCATCATCGTAAGAAGATAATAATATATCAATTTCATCGGTTTTTGTTAAAGCGCCATTAATCCTTTTCATAGCAGATTCTGTTTTATTTAAAGCATTTCCAGGAAGAGCAAATTTTGCGCCTGTTGCGTTTCTTCCCATTTCTACATCAAATCCATTAAAATATTTTACGTTTTTAACGCCTTTTACTTCTAAACCTGCTTTTTTGTCTTTTTTAGCGTCTATATTTAATTCTAATATTTTTAAATCTCTAGCTTGATTTAGCGCTCTTCTTTCTTTTGCAAGCGCAGCAGCCGCAGATTTACCAGCTTGAATTTGACCAAGAGCATATTTACCAGCTGCTACTTGTTCAGCTTTGGCTGTAGCTTTAGCCTTAGTAAGTTCTGGCAGTGCTTTCTCTCCAGCCTCTCCAACAGCAGATAACATTTTGCCTACATTAAATCCCTTACCAGCTTTATTCTGCATTAAGCTAAGACCTAAAGCCATAAGAGCCGCACTCTTATCAACTTTGCCACTTGAATCAAGTCCAGTAGCATCATAGAATTCTTTCTTGTACTTTGCTAAAAGATCCTCTTGTGTTTCTGGCGTTACTGTTTCACCTTTAGCTTTAGCTGTGTCTAAAAGAGCTTCTTTAAAAGTATCTTCCATAGCTTTTTCAGTTCCAGGAAAAGTTGCGTCAGGATACTTAAAAAATTGATCATCCATCATTTCACCAGGCTTTGGCTTGCCAGGTTGACCTGTAAAAAATTCTTCTTCATAAGTTTCTTTAGGTTTTTTCATTCCTATTTCACTTGGGTCTTGAGCAACATAACCACCAGCAGCTTCTTCTAATTTTGTAGAAGTACCCGCTGTATTTGTTATTCCAGGTATATCAACAATAGTAGGAAATTCATCTGGTTCAAACTCTGTAATATCAATATTACCATATTTTTCATTAAATCTATCTTCTTCATCTTCACGGTATATACTGTCGCGTGAACCCATAGTATTTAAACCTGAAAGCGCAAAATCTCCAAAAATATTTTCTGAAGGAAGCTCACTAGAAATGCTTTCTTCAAGTTTTATTTCTGGACCAGAATAAGAACCAGTCGCTTCTTGCCCCATTTTTATTAATTCAGATAAAATACCAGTTCCAAGAACTTTTTTTAAATTTTGAGTTTTGTTAAAAGAATCTTTAGAAATATCATAAAGAGATCCAATGCCCCTCTTTGTAGCTTCGTCAGATATAAGAGGCCCTTGACCTGTAAAAACTCTTTGTAGTGGATCAGCCATTTAATTACTCCATCTATGCTTGGTTTAGCCCTTGAAGCGTAGAATATGCTCCAATTCCAGCTAAAAACGGATTCGTTTGAGCAACTGGAGATGTTTGATATTGATTGTACATACTAGCAGAAGGTGTGCCAGATAGCGCACTGTAAGCATAATTGTAAGGCATTAGAGCTTGTTGTGTATTTCTCATGCCCTCTTGTCTACCAATATCTATTCCTTGCTGTCTGTAATCTCTTCTACCCATTCCCAGTGAACCCATCATAGCGATGTCTGCTGGTGCAAGTTTTGAGTACGCAGTGCCAATATCAGCTCCTCTAGCAGCAAGATTACCGTATCTACCACCCATTTCACCCTGAGCAGAGCCAACAGCGCCTAGAGTCTGTCCTAGACCGCCATATAAGCGTCCTGCTTCTAAGTTGCGCTTCTTTTCATCTTCAGCTGCTTTAGCCTGTGCCTGTGCGCTAGAAAGACCCATAGTTCTGTACATATCAGCCGCTTGTTGCAATCTTTTTTGACCGCTTTCAAACGCTGTTTGTCGAGCTTTATTTTCTGCATCAGTTATACCAGCTCCAAGTTGTCCTGCCGATAGATCTCTTTTCCTTGCGCCTTCAAATGCTGAAGTTTCAAGCCTAGCACCTTCTGCGCCTAACTTACCAGTTAGTCCTGCCGCTTCTAATGCTCTTCTTCTTGATGCTTCGTCTGCTGACATTGCAGATGATAACGATTGTGAATAACCGCTTGATAACAAGTCAGCTATGGTTTTATTTTTTGCATCTTGAATATTTTTAGCAGTTTCTGCAGCTTGAACGCCTGTTCGAGAACCACCAAACGCTCCAGCGCCAATTGCACTAGCGTTCATTTTGTTCAGGGCTTGCTCACCTTGTTTATTGATCTCCTTCATAGCTTGATCAATAACCTGTTGTTTATAAGGGTCCATGAAAGATGTGACTGCTTGAGAAGGATCAAACTTACCAAGACCTTGTTTTGCTGTTTCTAAAGAAGGGTCAATCCTTCTGTCATATGTTTGTCTAGCGGCAAAATCACCTTGACCGCTTTGAATCGCTCTTATTGCATCCTCATAAGAATCTACAGGAGGTTTATATGTTTCAGAACCTAAATCAGCCCTTAACTTTGCACCGCCAAGTTCAGTATCATACATTCCTTTAGCACCAACAGCACCTGTTCCACTGTCAAGATATCTTTGAGCATCTGGGAAATAAGTTTTTGCCTGGCTTAATGTGTCTAGTCCAGCTGCAATACCAGATCCAGCTTCTTGTAAGTACCTTGGTCTTCCAGATGCGTCTAAGAAATATGGTTGATAGCGATTAACATACGCCTGTCTTTCCTCTGGAGTATCAAACATTCCATAAGCTGCTTGCTCTAAAGGATCTAACGCTGCTTGCTTGTATTCTGGTATGGTAAATAAATCAGGATATTTAGAAGCGTCTATTAAACCGCCAGTGTAGGTTACGTTACCTTCGTCATCTGTACTAGGTCTACCAAATATTTGATCTAATAAAAGCTGTTCACGTTGTTCAATGTATTCTGGACGACGATTTGTTGTTTGGACTGTAGTTGTTTCAGCCATTATGCAATTCCTTCCAGATTATCTTGTAGAGCATACGCTCTTTCTATACCTTTTTTCTGATTGCCGCCACCTAATCCTTTTATAGCGTCTTGAGTTAAAACAAACTCTCCTGCCATAAGCATAGCAGGTACATCATCTTTAGTTCCTGATCCTTCACTTGGCATTATTCCGCCAGTTCTTCTTGGAAAGTATTCTGGAACTGGGCCACCTTTTTCTGCTCTCATCATAGGAGCTGAAACTCTTACATTACCATAACCAAATGGTCTGTTAGCTTCTGCCCCCATTGCGTCTGTTTCTTCTTTATCAAACATAGATAGACCTTGAGCGCCAAGGCCAAACAATAATGCTTCTCCAGCAGGAGTGTTTAAAATATTACCTAAAACATTACCTTCTTTTCCAATACTTGGAAATATTTTAGAAAGAATACTTCCAGCGCCCATTAAATCATCTCTAAATTTAATGTCGCCCCCTGTCTTGGCTGCAGTTTTAGCAATCTCAGAAAGACCTTTTTGCCCCCTATCTTCTGCTAAATAACCTCCATAAGGTTGTTTTGCACTAGCGCCAATAATACCAGAAGTTATGTCATCTGTGCCTAAGCCAAATGAATCTGCCAAAGAACCACCACCTAAAGTATTTATACCACCACCTAAGATGCCACTGAGCAAAGTACCTCGAAGAGTTGGTTTTTGACCTGATATTAAACTACCAGCAATATTAGTAAGAGCGGCTTGACCCGCAGCACTTCCTAAAATTGGTTTCATAAAAGTAAGTAATTCAGTAAAGAAAAACTCTGGCTGACCAGTCATTGGGTTTATACTGTTGTCTGAACTGCCAACTTTATATCTTCTAGGATTTCCACCCATGTCCATGATAGCAGCATTAATCCCAGCATTTAGCTCAGGACGATTATTAAGAACCTGCCGTGGAACTACCATTTCACCTGGAGAAACGTGCGCTAACTGCGTATCTCCGTTTCTTCCCATAGCTGCCATATTTTGCATCATATCAATCTCATTAGCTAATTATATACACTTTAACAAAACTTTTACAACATTACTAGCATTATGTGCTAACTGTTACTGAACCAACCGCTCCTGTCGCTTGAAAACCTCTTACATAAGGAGAATACTCTACAGGAACTCTTAAAGCTCCTCCATGATTAAATACACCTCCATCCTCCAAACCAGAGTCATCAGTTTGAAGATTTGTAAATACAGTAAAGGTGTTTCTGCCTTCTCCGGCATTTTGAATTTGCGTTAAGTATGTTGAGTAAGTCCTTATAACTTCATCAAAATATCTTCTTTCGTATTGCTCTGGCGCTATGGGCAGATAAGGTAAGTTTAAATTTCTTGACATTAACGCCTCCCATCAAGTCGCATATCGACTCTTGGCGTACCTAACCTCCACGTCACCCCTTCATCGTCACTTTCTATTCTGAAAGCAAATGATCTTCCCCTAAGCCTTAAATATATTTGATCAGTAAATTGTTCTACTGGTACTGTTGCGCTTTGAGAAACAGAGTTTGCATTGTTTTGCAAATAATTACCACCTGGGAAGTTTCTTGTTTTTAAAGTAACTGTAGCTGCAGGAGTTGCAGCCGTAGAATTTCTAAACGTTAAATCTGGTATTAATTTTTTCATAAAGACAAAACGATCACCATCGCCCATATCTATCTGACTGCTTTCTATGTAAGCGCTAATAGCGCTACTAGGAGAGCTACTACCATCATCAAACCCAACTTCATGCGAGTATAAGAAATGATCCGTTCCAGCGGCAATAGGATCGCTCTCAACGCCCCTGTCTAGCCATACTGTCCTAGATAACGTTCCGTAATACCAAATCTGTTGCTGATAGTTATAAACAACGTAACGATCACATTCAGAGCTACTTGCAGATGGATAGAGCCACATTATCTCTGCAAATGCTGTATTTGTAGATGCAGTAACTTTTTCTAACTGACCATTGTTTATATCGTTAAATACATAATCCCTTACAGAACAAGGCAACCGCTGAACGGCGCCACTGTATACATAAAACTCTTCTGCACCCATCCAGTAAACACTATCTTCAACCGCTATTGAAGCCAATGGTCCAGCTATTGTTATGTTTTCAGATATAGAATTAATGCCAAAAGTAAATGGTGGTCCTAAATACTGCATTGCGTGTAAAGAAACATCAGTAAAAACAAGGACTTGTTGTCTAGTTTCAACAGCAGTTACAATTTTTGATCCAGAACCAATTCTTAAATCACCCGCAGTATTTGTAACAAGAGAGTTCCAAACAAGAACATTTTCTTGATCTGAAAATCTAATTAACAATGGATCTTGCACGCCAGCATTTGTTTCGCTGTCACATCCAAAAGCAATAACGTGCCTATCTTTATCAGAAACTAATACTTGTTTTGCGATAGTCGGTGCTGAAACTGAATTAGCAAGGTCACTTATTGCAACGGCTCTTGTGGAGGTGCCATTCGTTTTGTCCCAATAGAAAATACCAGCATCTCTAACATTAATAATTAAGTCTTCACCAAAGTTATCATGGCTCCAAATTCTTAAAGTAGAACCAGATACAATCAGAGAAGAAGAAGAGTTCCAAGTACCACGACCCCAAGTTCCTGCACTCCAACCTGTTCCAGTTATAGTTGTATCAAGGCCAGTGTTAATTTGATAAGCAGCTACAACAGAACTACCTCCATTGCTACTATCGCTTGTATTTGAAAATACATATGTAGGTTCTAATCCATTTGTTGTGGTAATATCACCAATAGTTGCTACTTCTCTTACCTCAATTTGATATGTGTTATCGTTTACAATATCTGTAATTTGATATTCTTGGTTTAAAACAGCTGCTGTTACTAACCCACCCAAGCTTGCAGCACCTGAAAACGTAACAAAATCATTTACTAAAGCACCATGACCAGTTTCACTAACTGTTATAGTTGCACAACCAACAGACGCACCAGAGCTATGCGCTGCTGCCGCAGTGTTGTTTAAACCTCTTACACAACCAATTAAATCATTACTTGACACAGCTGCGTAAGTTATTATCTCACTATCTATTTTTATTCTACCAGACGCTGGAAAGCCTGTAGAGCTTGTTAATGGAATGGTAGTGTCCACCGCTGTAACTGAAGCGCTTAAGGTATTCGCTTTAGTGGCAAAAGTAGCGTCACCAGCAGAGGTTGTTAATCTTATAGGTGTTATGTCGTAGTAAGCACCACCCTCATTAATATAATATTTTAAGTGCGTGCCAACGCCTAAGTAAGCACTACTATCCAAAGCGACCCAAGGATGTAATGCTCTACAAGTTCCTAAAAAATTTGTAGTTGTATTTTTTATCCATCCACCAATTTTCTCAGGAAAGCCAAATCTGAACCTAACTTTATCCATGTCAAACCAACCACCTTCATTAGAATAAGAGGTGGTTTCACGGTTTATACCGGGTTTAAACTGGAGTTTGGTCAATGGCATACGTTTCTCCTAGTAATGTTTTACACTAAAAAATTAATTTAACAAGTTTAAAGCCTGTTCTTTTGTCTCATCATTTCTTCTAATCCAACCACGACCAAACGTATCAAACGTACTTAAAGATCGGTAGAAGTTATCTCGCATATGGTGCATTTGTTCTATTATTTCTGCTGGCTCTACTTCCAACACAGCCTGTAGTGTCATTGGGCCTATGCCGCCATCTTGCTCTACACCTGCAATACGCTGTAGTGCCTTAGCTGATCTGCTTGTTCCAGAGTTTACACCCCAATCAAATACAGACCAGTCAACACCAGAAGGAAGGTCATCTGCTCGAATGCGATCCCAATAGTTCTCTCTATATATAGGATACACATCATCGTGGGTAAGACCCTCCATCTCACCGTCCATTACTTGCCGACCAGCATACTGTTCGTAAACTGCGCGTGTAACTCCATGATTTGTCTCGCCGCCAGGATCATTAGGGTGATTTACATACCCCCCTTCGTGTTCTAACAGCCAACCCATGCACTGTTCAAAATTTTGTTTCATTTTGCATTCTTTCTTAGTTTAGCAAATTGGCGTGATCCAAACCAAAATGAGATAATACTTGTAAAGAGTAAATTTGTATCGTCATTCCATATAGCTTGTGCCGCATCGTTAAATGAAACACCTGTACTCATAGAATAGAATAAGCCACTAATTTTTACAGTCAGAAACAAACCCACAAATAAATATGTTACAACTGGCCTGACTGACCCTGATAGCGCCGCTGCGAATCCAGACTTAGCGTTAGCTGCCGCCATACTCTTATATATGCCTTCCGCTTCAGCAATATCTGCTTTAGACTCAAGTTCGTCTAATTTAAGAGAAGATAATTGCGCTGCGTACTTACCCTTGGCCTCAAGCATTTTAAGCTCTTGGGCATCTTTCTGTTTTTGCTGAAAAAGATCAAGAATACTGGGAATGATAGAAGTACCAAATCCTAGCGCTGCTCCTAACAGTGATAACATATTATCCTCCTATTTTAATTTAGTCTTAGAAATAGCTGTAGCACCCATAAAACCAACCACCACACCTAACTGAGCAACGATAAAAGTGTTTAAAAAACCTGAAGCAGTCGCAACTCTTTCAACAGCTACTACAGGTGTTAGCAAAACAACGACAGCTACAATCGTCACAATCATTGCAATCCACGCCATAATACGTTGCGTATCGGCCAGCTTGTCTTCATTCTCTAAACGTATCCAACGCTCGTGGCGATCCATCTCATCATCGGTTATAACACCGTCACCATCCGCATCTGCCATTGCGTACTTACTATTTTCTTGTAATTTCTTAGCCATTTTTTCTCCTAGTCTTAAAATGCTCAATTAGACAACGGGTTGTCAAGAGCCTCCTGTAATCTCTCATTTAACTGTTCTTCAAGTTTACGCATATCTTCTTCTATTCTGTTTTCTATGTCGCGCATTGTATCACGAACATCCTTCTCTGTCTCCCTATTTAACGTTTCAACCTCTCTTATTGCAGCTGTCACGTCTTTTTGCACCTCGTTCATTTGATTAAGAACGTCTTCTAATACCAAGTCTATAGAACTTTGCGTTGTTTTTATACGTTCTGAGGAATTTTCAATCTTTGTTTCAAGCTTATCAATATACCCCTCTAGTTTAAGAAGATCATCTCTGAGGTTGTTCTTAATGTCTCTGGTATAAACAATAGCGTCATCTAGCTTTGTTAAAACCAACTCGTTCTCAGCTTTAATCTCGTCTATGTCGATCTCCTGCACTACTTCGCGCAAATCAAGATAATCAAAATAAAACTCGTAACCTACATACGCCGACCCTGCTAACGTGCTTAATGCTGTGACTGCAATACCGATTTTACCAAAGCCAGAAAATTTTACGCCACCTACTTCCATCTCTGCCATAATCTTCTCCTAATTCTCAAACGATAAGTCATTACCCAACTCACGCAACCTATTAATTTCCTGTTGTAGCTTCATTACTTCTAGTTGTTTTTTCTTTAATTCAATCTCATACAGCCTGTTACAGTCTAACCGGGAGCCTTTATTCCTTCTGCCCAGTGGTATTGTAATTTTAGAATAAATACCAATATCGCCTGTTTTACCACTGTTTTCCGCTGTGCCGCCCTGAATGATAGATGTAAGTCCAAACTCAATGTTCGTTGCACTCCCTAGCGCCATGCTACAATCAAGTTCTCCTGCTCTAAAAGAATCTGACTGATAGTTACCGCCTGTGTTAGGGAGAGATAGACTTAGCGAGTTAGATGTACTATCGGCAAAAACACTTATTACACTGCAACTTGTTACAGACATAACAACTATAATAAATAACCATACTTTCATTCTATTTTTGAGCAAATCCTTGAAGTTATCAAAGCTCTCTGCTCTTCTCCCTTAAAAACTTTTGATATTGTACATATGTATCCAACCCTATCTAGGTCAGAGTTTCGTATATAAACATCAAATGGATATTTTTTAGCGTGTTTTACCTTTATCAGTTTTGATGTAGAGGCAAAGGGTATTTCTTTCCAATCTAAGGTAAACACACCTATTTGGTAGTATGAAACATCATTACGCCTGTTAAACAAAAACATTTTTGTCACAGACACTCCCTCAATATAACTATAGTTAAACTTTGGGTATGCTGGAGTCATTTCATGTGCCTGAGCCTGAAACCCAAACAACATAAAAATTAAAGCTACTTTGCTATACATTCAGCTAATATTAATGCTGTATAAGTCCCAGAAGGAAATGCACGATTATATCCATATTCAACCGTTGAAGCTACTGTAAAGAATGTCGTTCCTGCCAAAGTCATATCGAAGGTTGTTTCATTGCCCACAACTACCTTACCTGTTTCATACGCGCTCATGCCCGAAGCACTTCCAGATGTGTAAACACTACTGCCCGTCCAAGTTAATGTATCACTTAATGAAGGTGATGAGCTAAAACTATTCGGGTGTGTAATCTTTACTTTGTACTTATCAGCCGTTCCTATTTGAGTTTTTATAACAGCATCTTGACCCCCATCTGCGGCAGCAGTTGAAAGCTTCCATATGTTTGGCACCCCGTACTGTCCGGGAGTTGTCGTTACAATGCTACAACTAGCTTGAACTGTACCTGTAATTGGCGAGTTGACTGCCCAAGCGTAACTGGTCGAAAGCAAAAATATTAAAGGTGTTATTTTTTTAATCATGTTATCTCCGTTTGTTAGTCGTCATACTGAGAACGAACCATACTTCTGTGGACGCTGTCTTGGCCTAAACTTCTAAAAGCCTTAACGTTGTCTTTAAATTCACCGCCGTCTATTTGTAAGACATCTTCATAGACACCCCCATCTATATCAAGATTATAATATAATTCAAGTTTTCCAACAGCAGCGATCTGTTGCATCATTTCTAATTGCTGCACAGGATCTGCAATTTTATCTACAACACCCGCGACTGATAGTATTTCTTCTACGGTCAGTTCTTCACTTTCTTCTTCTTCTTCAGCCTCTTCAACTTCTTGCTCTTCTAACTCTGCCTGTTCCTCTAATTGTATCTGTACCCATTTATTATAGTAAGGATCTTCCACGTTTTGTGCATCGAGTAATTCGTTATCAAGTAAGTATTGGTACAGCGCGTCTTTAAAATTAGGACAGGTTGGGTCGTTAAGAGGTGTATCACACGGGTCGTATTTATAATGGTACAGTATTAAAACGTCAGAAAGAGATCCGTCCCCTGTAACTTTTATCTCACCATCGCCAAAAAGAGTGCCAAGTGTAGGCGCTATTGGGTCATATTTAATCTTTGTGCCGCTGGGCAAGTTGTTCCAATCGTCTACATACTCATAGACATTGTCGTCACTACCCACTTTTTTGTTTGTAATTGACACAGTTGCGTCTGTAGTTGAATCTTTGGTTATTGTGTATTTGTGGAACACACCCTCGATTGTCAGATTATTTTGGGCTGGGAGTAGGTTATTCATTACCCATTTGTGTGCGTTCGAAGCAGCGTTCTTTGTGTTACCGTAAATATTCTCAGAGTAAGAATAACAAGGCCAAGAAAAGACCGCCAATGCCAGCAGCCCCACGAGCTGTTGCCTTATCGTCTTCATCCCATTTCTCCTTCTTACCCGCAACATAGCCAGGTACTAAATGTGGATTGTTTTCCCACTCAGTTTTAGCCGCATCTCCCACAAGACCGTTGATTGGACATGGGGTGCCAGAATTAATCATCGCCGTCCAAATTCTTTTGTCCTCACACATAATTGCTACAGCACTTATTTTTAAGCCCATATCGTACATGACCTTGGCATTTTTTAGGCGCTCACAGTTTAAATCTCTAATGGTTGTGCCGCCACTAATTCCCAATATCTGCGTCTGCACAGAACCGCCCGCAGGTATGTGACACGTATCTGAGCTTGATGAATTAATACTAGGAGACATAGCGGAGGGTGGGGGAGACTTTACAGTAGTCGTACTGGTTATGTTAGAATTAGTTGTAGAATTTGTATTACTGTTTGTCTCAATACAGTTACTGTTCGTTGCGCTATCGCAGCCTTCATCTGCGTAAACCATAGGCACCAGTACAATTAAAAACAATAAAGCTAAAAACACCCAGGTTAAGTACAACAAAGATTTTTTCATCGTTTGCTCCAACTACAGAAATCCTTACCAAGTGTCATCGGACAGTCTAATGTAAAGCCTGTACAACCAGGTATAATTAAAAATATTATTAAAAAATATTTAAAAAGCATACGCATTTAATAAAACCTACCCCATTTTAAGTAATATACTCACTAACATAGCAATAGTAGCGCCAAGCCCACCCACTAAAAATACTTCTAAACGTTTTAATCTATAGAAAACTTCTTTAAACTGAATGTGATTTTCAGTCTCTAGTTTAGTAATCTTAGGTTCGATTGTATCTATGCGGTCGTGAGCTTGCACTACTGTTCTTGCCATTGTTAATCCTAACTTGCTTCAGCTTCTTCTTTCATTTCTTCAGGCTTTAAAGATTCAGCAAGTTTAGCTCTCATAACACTAAGAGCCGCCAACTTTTGATCCATTTGAAATTGAAGGTTGTTCTGTTGAGCTTCTAAATCTTTAATTTGAGCAATAAAATATTTGGACTGTTGAGATAAAGATTTCTCTGTAAACTCTTGCCCGTCAATATTGATTACATTTTCCTTAACTTCTTCTTTTGCCCATTTAGCCATAATTTTCTCCCTATGTTATGGTTTGTTTATCCTATAAATGTAGTCGCTGCACTAATCGCGTTTGTTACTGGAGCCATGTCTTCGCTACCCCAATCATCTAGTGCTTTCATGTGGTCTAAGTAACCTTTACTTCTAGCGACACGCTCTTTCTTTTCTGCTGTTGTCATATCACCACAGAAGTCTTCACTTGTTGCTGAAGCACCTTTGTCGTGTGTCTTTATAACTTCAGTAATAACACTTACACTGCCCAGCATTGCTGAGTAGTCTTGTGCAATCTGATCTGCTTCTCTTGCCATTTTATTTTTCCTCTATATTAATATTACCTGATATTGATATTCTTTCCCCGTCACTTTCATAGAACGGAAAAACTTGGTGGAGCATTTGCGAGGGAAACATAACCATGTAACCTTCTGCTTCCTTCTCCATATTATACGCAAATGTAGATACTTTGCCTAGTGTATTTGTGTAACTAAACGCAAAGTTAGATATGTGATTATCTGCATTTGACTCAGCGCATACAGGTAGCTTGCGCTGTTCTGCAAAGGATGTAGGTATCTGCATCCATATAACAAAACTATAAACGCCACCGTGATCATGTGGTGGGTTAAACTCGTGCTCCTTCTGAAAGTTTACCCAGAGGCTTTCTAGGTTAAACCCTTCACCTTCCTTCATTACAGCTCTCCAAGGTGGCCCATAAGACTCCATGTGACTGTCCATAAACTTAGGGATTAACTCACCGACAAACTCTTCTAGCAGTGGTGAGCTACCATCAAGGCGTATAGAGGAGCTGATGTTACCTGCAAGTTCAGGCTTCATGTTATCTGGCTTCTCTCTTGCCTCGTTAATCACAGTCCATAGGTTAGCCACAACATCCTCTGGGAGTTGTCCTTCAACAACCCCTATGTTTGGAAAGTGACGTGGCATTAGCTCCATAGTAAACCTTTATATTAAGATGCAGTGTAACCTTTACCTGCTGTAATTGCATTGGTGGTTGCTGTCATAGACTCGCTACCCCAATCTGACTTAGCTTTCATAAGCTCAAGGTGTGCTACATTTCTATCTACACAATCTTGTCTATCTTCTTTAGCTTCACCAGCCATACGATTACCAGCAATCACATCATTAATAAGGTCTATTGAGTGACCCATTGCTGTGTAGTCTTGTGCTAGTTCTTCTGTTGTTCTGTCTGTCATTTTATTTATCCTTCTAGTGTTGCTATGCGAGCGAGTGCCGCATCTAATGCTGTTGATAATTCTTGTACTGCTTTTACCATCATTGGCATCATAGCTCCGTCAGCTAAACTGTGTACGCCTTGAGCATCTATATCAGTTATACTGTTTCCTTCTACAACCTCTGGATGATTAGCAATAACAGCTTCTACTTCTTGAGCTATAAATCCGTGAACCTTTTTACCCTTACCAACACAAGGTGCATCATCTGCAACTTGCGAATAATTAAATTTCATATCTTCTGGTATGTCACGTTTCTTTTTCCAATCAAAAGTAACAGGTCTTAAATCATTGATAAACGATAAACCTGCTGTAGAAGTCTCTATGTTTTCTTTCAGTCTTTCATCAGAAGACTTAGTCCAGCTTGTTGTTGAGTTGTCTAAACCAATATAAACTGTACCAGTATCACTTCCGAACCTAACAGTATTATCTCCTGCTCCACTTGTATTTGTTGTAGCAATAACGATTTGTTCTTGTGCAGAAGCAGTAGAAGGATTAGGGCCATTACCTATACAAACATTTTGATCGCCAGTAGTTATATTATTACCTGCATCTTTACCAACGTTAGTATTTGAACTACCACTTGTATTTTGACTCCCTGCTCCATACCCTAAAGCAGTACAGTTATTAGCACTTGTAAGGTTAAATAAAGCATAAGCTCCACTTGCAGCATTGCTGTGTCCAGTTGTACAATCTTCTAGTGCCTTGTATCCAGCAGCAAAGTTACCAGCAGCAGTCGTGTTATTGCCTAATGCAAGGTATCCAAGTGCTGTGTTGTTAGCACCTGTTGTGTTGTCCAGCATTGCGTGATAGCCCACCGCAACATTAGTACCTGCTGTGGTGTTTGCTGCTAAAGCATTTTTACCTATCGCAACATTCTGTGCTCCAGTCGTATTAGCTGATAAAGAAGCTGAACCTACTGCTGTGTTTTCTGAAGCTGTTGTTTGTGAAGTACCTGCCCTTTCACCTATAAAAGTATTATAAGCTCCTGTAGTAAGTGTAGTACCTGCTTGATAACCAAAAACATCATTTCTTGTGCCAGTTGTAATAGCGGCTCCTGCTGAACTACCGACTGCTGTGTTGTAATCTGCTGTGGTGTTGGCAGTTAAAGCCGAGCTACCCACTGCTGTATTATAACTACCAGTTGTGTTAGCATCTAAAGAACTATTACCCATAGCTACATTAAACGTTCCTGTAGTATTAACTCTCATGGCAGACTCACCGACTGCTGTATTAGCGTTTGCTGTAGTAGCTGCACTTAATGCCGCACGACCTAACGCTGTATTTGATGCACCAGTCGTGTTTGCATCTAATGCAGACTCACCGACTGCTGTATTTTCAGAGCCTGTAGTGTTTAAACGTAAAGCTTGTAATCCAAATGACGAATTATTAGCACCTGTAGTAGTAGCTTCTTGCGACTGATACCCTACTGCTGTATTTGAACTTGCTGTTGTATTTGATTTTAAAGCATCTTTACCGATTGCTACATTTGCACCACCTGTTGTGTTTGTTGTTAAAGCATCATATCCTATAGCTGTATTGTTATCACCAGTTGTAACAGCATCACCAGCCGCAAATCCCATAAGTGTATTTTTTTCACCAGTTGTAATTGCCCCACCTGCGGATTGTCCTATACCAACATTATAAGATGCCGTTGTAACAGACCCTAAAGCATTAAGACCCATAGCTATATTAGATGAACCAGTCGTTATAGCGTCACCAGCTAGACCTCCGATGAGAACGTTTTCAATGCCTGTGGTTATTTGACTTCCAGCTTCACTTCCAACAGCTACGTTGTGCATATCTGTAGCAGTTGAAGGGTTTTGAAAAAGAAGAGCATTATCACCTATTGCAACAGAATGACTTCCAACTGTATTTACGCTCAAAGCATTATAACCCACTGCTACGTTAGTTGAACCAGTAGTAGTTGCATCGCCAGCTTGACCACCTACGAAGGTGTTTTGTACACCTGTAGTTACTGCTTTACCTGAATTGTACCCTATTGCTACATTGTAAGGACTACTAGCAGTTGTATTATTTTGAGCAAGTAAAGCATTTTCACCAATAGCAATATTTCTACTACCCTTTGTTTCAGTACCTAAAGCACCTGTTCCAACTGCAACGTTACTTTCAGCAACAGTAAGCGCATCACCAGCTAATGCACCTATAAGAGTATTCTGTATGCCTGTGGTTATTGCTCTACCTGCTTCACTCCCTACTGCTGTATTGTAGCTATTTGTAGCAGTTGTAAAGTTTTGAGCGACTAGAGCAGCATAGCCTATTGCTACTGAGTTACTACCTAAAGTATCTGAAGATAATGCTGCATAACCCAGTGCTACATTCTGATCAGCATCTGTTAAAGCATCGCCAGACAAGCCACCGATGAGGGTGTTGAGTGTGCCTGTGGTTACTGCTTGCCCAGCCGAAGAACCAACCGCTACATTGTATGCATTTGTGGCTGTTGTAAAGTTTTGAGCTTCTAAAGTATTTTTACCAATAGCAACACTTTCGCTACCTAAAGTATCCGCACTTAGTGCATCTTTACCAATAGCAACATTGTCAGACCCTGTTGTAAGGGCATCACCAGCTAAACCTCCAATAAGAACATTTTGTACGCCTGTGGTTACTGCTGTACCAGCGTTGAAGCCCAATGCTGTGTTGTAAGTGTCTGTAGCTGTTGTAAAGTTTTGTGTGCTTAATGTTCCTGAGCCAATAGCAACAGTCTTACTGCCTAATGTATCTGAACTTAAAGAACCAAATCCCATTACTGTATTGTTATCAGCATCAGTAAGAGCATCACCTGCTAAACCTCCAACTATGACGTTTTGTACGCCAGTTGTCATTCCTTCACCCGCTTTGAATCCAACACCCACATTGTAGTTTGTTGTACTTGCACCCATGTTTTGAGCTTCTAATGCACTATACCCAACTGCTGTAGCACCATTACCTAGTATTTCAGTTGTTAAAGTTTTATGTCCTATTGCAATATTATTAGAACCTTCAGTAATTGCATCACCAGCTGTGTAGCCGATAGCTATATTGTTATCCCCCGTAGTAATCGCAGTACCTGCTTCGTCACCAACAACCACGTTGTAGTTACCGCCAGATGTTATTGAGTTACCTGCGTTGACACCTGCTCTGAAGTTAGATGTACCTGCTGTAGCAGTAATAATATCTGCACCATCTGCAAAGGTAACATCTGCTGCAAAGTTAGCTGCACCATCTACGTCTACTGCGTCAAGGTTGGTTGTACCGTCTACGTCTATGTCACCTGAGATGTCTAAGGATGTTGCTGTTAATACTCCTGTCACACCCAGCGTTCCACCAACGGTCATATCATCAGTAACAGTTAGATCATCGCTAACCGTTAAATCATCAACCACTGTAGTTCCTGCTAAGTTAACCGCTGTAAGTAAATCGTGAACCACGCCACCCGAACCTAGACCATCCGTTGCAATAACCTTGGTCTGCCCTGCTGGAATTGCTACATTAGCACCGCTACCGCAAGTAAACGTTAGTGTGTAGCTGGTTGCGTTATACATGAACCAAGTTTTGGAACTTGTGTTTGGCAGAAGTGTAACCGTACACGCTTGACCGCCACCTGTAAGTTTTAACCCAAGGCATCTGTCTGCGTCTAACGCACCGTCTGCAATTGTGATATTATCTGTTGAGGCGTTTGCAATGGCTCTGGTTCCCCAGGCTGTTGCTTGGCCTATTATTTCTAAGTTTGTATTTGTTGTGTCACCCCATGTACCAGATTGCTCTCCTGAACCTATTTCTTCTAGTCTGAGGTTATTAACGTATGTACTAGCCATTTTGTAATTCCTATGCTGCTATAGTATTTTTATATTCTACGGTTTCCCAATTCGGAGTTTGAGAAGGAGTTACATTATTGTAACTCGGATTTTGATTTGGCACAAGCTCTTGATAATTTGCGTTTTGATCTGGTATTATTTGACCCCATGTTGCTCTTAAAGAACCTATCACCCCTGTGCCACTAACACCTGTGACTGAAATGTTTGAAGTGGCTGTAATTGTTACTGTTCCAACTGCGCCTGTGCCACTAACACCTGTGACGGAGATATTTGAGTCAGCAGTAATAGTTACAGAGCCAACAGCACCTGTAGAAGAAACGCCATTTAAAGTCTCAAATGTATTACCTAAAGCGGACGTTGCTGCAATTCCAGTAACTGAAACAGAAGCATCTCCTGTAATAGTTACAGAGCCAACTGCCCCAGTGGAAGAAACACCATTTAAAGTCTCAAATGTATTTCCTAAAACGGATGTTCCCGCAACACCCGTAACTGAGATATTTGCTTCACCAGTAACGGTTACGGAACCAACTGCACCTGTGCCGTTAGTGCCAGTAACACCAATGTTACCATCACCACTAACCGCAACTCCAGTGATTGCACCAGTAGCACCAGGTAAAGCAATTCCTGCGTTCCAAGCGCCTTCATTCCACCCTCTGGTAGAGCTATTCCACCCTAAAAGCGCAACAATGGCATTGGACATTAGGCGATCCTAATTATCGCATTACTCGCATCAGCTGTTGGAAATACAATTGTAAAATCACCAGAACTTGCTGCTTTGTCTGCACCAAAGTCTAAGATACAAACGCTAGGGTCTCCAGACGCTGAATCATTAAATATCATAGCTCCTCGAACAGCTGATATAGTTACGTTTGAAAAAACTTCATCTGCAAAATCAGTAAACGCTGTTGTGCTACTTGTTGTTGGATTAACGTTCCCAAGTGCTTGTCCTTTAGCACTATAGTTTGTTCCACTTATTTCGTTACTACTTGTATATGCAGTAGTAGCCGCTGTAAAACTTGCACTATTGGTGTACAAAGCAATGTTAAAAGTATTTCCCCCAGAAGCTAAGAAGTTATGTTTTGCTTCCATTAACTCCTTTTTAAATGAGGTGCATAAAAAATTCCCAGTAAAAGCCATTACATTCTCCTTATATATTCTGCTAGTTTAGGGTTTCCAGAATCTCTAATTGCGTTATATACAGTAGTTCTATCACTTTTAATAGCCTGGTGCATATAATTTGCAACTATTGCTTCTAATTCTTTTCTGTAAGCGTTAGCTTGGTCTCTAATAGCAGGTGGAGCATTATCAGAAATTCCTATAATTCTGTTAACGCAACGAACCGCTACTTCTTCTGGAGTAAAACCTCGATTGTCAGTGGTTTCTACTGTTACAGAAAAGTCATTTGACATACTAAGTGAATTTGTTAACATTATGTTTTCTGCCTTATAATTTCACCAGTTCTGTATTGATCTGTCACTTCTTTAGCTTCTCCAAGATTTTTCAACCTTGACATTGCCTCTGCAAATCTTGAGCTATACATAGCCATAATATCTTGCTCCTCCTTCATATAAACACTTGCTTCTATTAAAGTGCCGTATAACAACGCTATTTCAGCATTTTCACTCAACCAACTAATAGTTGTGTCAGCTCCAGTAGAGGTTACAGTCGTCGTCGCTCCACTTGTTGCTCCAGTAATTGTTTCTCCATCTGTAAACGTACCAGAAGGAACTAATATTGTTAATGTAGTTGAACTTGGAATAGCTTTAATAGTAGAAACTACACTACTTGTTGCGCCAGTAATTTTTTCACCGTTTGTAAAGCTCCCGGTTGCCCCTACTGTTAGGGTTAATTGACTTTCAGTTAAACTAGCTGGTCTGTAAAAATAACTTAATGTAGAAACATAAGAACTATCAGGTGTTGGCCCAATGAGAAAATTATCAACATCAAATTGTGCATAATATTTTGGCGTACCAGTTGTTGCTGGATTTGGATTATAACTTTCAACAAAATCTAAATCTTTAAACATTAAAAACTCAAAACTACTGCTATTTGTAATGCTTAAAGAAAAAGGTGCTAAAAAATCACTAGGAACAGCTAAATATTGATTTCCTGAAGTCATATTACCAGCTGCATTTTTTTTAAAAACATTTAATTGAATAGATTTTAAAATACGTTCCTCAGATAATTCTACAAAAGTACCCATATTAGCAATAAAAGATGTTTCATTGTTTTGAGTGTAATTTTGCACTGCTTCTCTTAATGTTGTAAATGTAAAACTCATGTTGTTGTCACCGTAACCTCTCCTACTGATCCAGTAGAAACTAAATTATTGTCTGGAGTTATTCCTGGTATATCTAAAAAACCAACAGGATCAAACCCATACTGTAATGATCTTTGTTCAGTTAAATTTTGTTCTGGTCTTGGATTTCTTAAAGCTTGAGGATCTGGCCTTGTTCTAATTGGTTCTAATTGAGGATGTTTAGATTCCCACTCATCTTTTCCAACAAGTAAACCTGTCCATTCTTTACGCATATCTTTAAGTCTGTATCTGAAGCCAGAACGGTCTGATATACCGTATGCTCGTTTATCTGAGGCATACTTAGACATATCTATAACTTCTCAGTTGAGGTGAGACTTGAAAAGAAGATCTATCTCTATCTTCATCCATGGCTCTACCTAGTTCTTCTTCGTACATTGGTTTTAATAAAGGTATTCTATCAGGAGCCTTTTTAACCGCTATATAATAAGCCAAGCCAGCTGCTAACGCTGGATAAAATCTAAAAGGAACTTGAACAGTATTTACGAATGTATCTGCATCGTCTAAACGAATTAAAGCATCGTAATATATAACATCTGTGCTATTATCTGGCAAAGGCCACAATTTTAAATTTGGTGTTATTTGTCTATCTAAAAAATATTGGGTAGGTCTGCTTTGAGTAGATTTTGTAGGAATATTTAAATAAGCGTCTCTACTTATTCTATCTAAAGAATAATCTGTGCTATCTCTTTGTATTACCAAAGATAAAATATCTATTACATCGGCACTTAAATCATACTGACCATCATTGCTTGTAACAGTAAAACTTCTTTGTGCAATTGTCCATTGATTGATACCTCTGTTAGCCCAATCAGCGAATAAAAGGTTCATAGAGCGTTTAGCAGTTTTTAAATCATAACCAGTTCTAACTTCTAAACCACAACGTTCAAAAGCTTCTTCAATATAATCTGCTACGTCTAATTCAAAATTTTTGGATCCTGATACAGTCATGTTATTCCTCGTTATAAAGGTTATCGAAAACCTTGTTAACATCTAGTGTATAGTCTAAATCACTTTTTGAATAGTGTATATGTTGAGATGGTTTAAAATCAGGAGCGCCTTCTCCAATTTGAAACCAAGCAGGGTGAGTTACACGCACACGATTATTAGGTAACGCAACAACATTACCTGTCCATTCCCCAGCATCTAATAGCTGAAGTACATGGTTTTGTTTATGTTGCGCTGGGTCATCTGCTATTTCTGATTCAGTGTAGTCTACAGTAAATAAATATTTTGCAGGATACATTTGACCATCTATTTTAGCCATCCAAGGGCAAGGAGTAGTTCTATCCATAACATAAACAGAGTTATAATGAGAGGCACAATCCCAAGGTTGTGCATCGTATGTTTCCATTGGCTCAGGCCATTCTTCTAAAGGAATGTCACCAACAAGCGCAGTTATGGGCATACGCGCCCACATAGCACCACCATGTACTGTGTCTTCTTTTTCTCCTTCAGCCTCATTCCCAGTGAATATAACCTGAAAACTTAAACATCTATTCGGTATTGTTGTCACACCAATAACCATAGCATGAAGAAATTCGCCGTGATAATTTTCATGGTTGTGAGTGTATTCACGACGAACCCATGCTTTAAAATAAGGTATATTGCTGTGCAAATAAGCCATACTTTATTTTTTAACTATTTTATAACCAGAAGGAAGAACTGCTCTTGCTGCTGTAAGTGATTTTTTACCGCCAGCCGCACCGCCTTTTGTCATGCGACGAACTTTTTTACCACCAGCAGCCCCACCTTTGGACATACGACGAACTTTCTTACCGCCCGCTGCTCCACCTTTAGACATACGACGAATTTTGCCACCAGTCCTGTTTCCTTTTTTCTTCATAGCCATAATAAACTCCTTATGATTGACTTACAGCGCCTTTTGTACGCTTTCTTCGATTAGACATTACTTTACCACAACCTCTTGCAACAGCAGTTTTTGGTATAGTTTTGCCATTAAATTTACGTTTAGACTTTGTTTCAACAACACCGCCATTGTTCATATTGCGAACTTTTGCTTTTTTAGTGTTGGAAACTACAGTTTTTCCTTTTGCTCCTGCACGTTTCTTTTTACGAGCAGTTTTAGCACGTTCTGCTTTAGAAAGACTTTGCGCTTTACTGCGAGGCAAACAGCGATCAGGGTTTTTCTTGTCCTTAGACGTACCACAAGGGCCTTTTATAGAACCGTCAGTACCAATCCTAACCCAATCTTGATCTACCCAATCTTTAAGCGCACCCATTAGCTTTTCTTCTTTTTCTTGCCCTTTGCGCCTTTAGCGTAATTAGGGTCTTTGCAGTATTTAGAAGCCGCCATATTTGCATAAGCGCTTGGATATGTGTCAAATGTTCTTTTAGCCCATGCTTTTCCAGAAGGGCATATTTTACTACCTTTAGATTTTTTTGAAGCGGCTCCACCCTTTCTAAAATAAGTTAAACCTCTAGGCATATCATCTTTTTTTTGAGGTGGCTTAGTAACTTGTTTTTTCATTTTACTACGACTTATTGCCATTTAACACTTCCATCTTTTACGAGCTTGACGCAAACGACTATTAGGATCTTTGGCCGCTTTTGGAAACTTTTTCATTTGACCTGCGGATCGAGCGCAATATGACTTACGTCTTTTAGCCGCTTTACTTCCGGGCTTTACTTTACCAGTAACAGCCGTTTTTAACTTGCTACCAGGGTTTTTTCTTCGATAAGCTTTAACACCAGCTTTTGTCATTCCCGCCCCAGACTTTGTGGGACGGAAATTTTTCTTATTACGTTTAGGCATTTCGCCTTTTTTAGATTTAGCCATACTCTTTCCGCATAGACATAATTACTGTATAGGTATCTGCACTGGTATGACCTACAGTTGTGAAAAGAACATCTCCATCTTTTCCGCTACCAGCATTGTTAGGTAAACCACCAAATTCGGTGTAATCATGGTTACCACTTTGATTTTCACCTAATTCAATACAAAAAACATTAGTTGAAGCATTCCAAAGTATTTGAACCTTCATCCCAATGCACTGCCACCATATTTTCTCTATGACAACACCTGTACAAGCATCGCCACGAGAATTTGTAGCTAAAGCACTTACATCAACTTTAACAACCGCAGATTCACCAGAGCCATCAGAAATATTAGTAAATTTTTGAACTACTTTTTTATCACCATCTATGAGTGTCTGCGTCGCTACAGCATCAGCCATATTATTCTCCTTTATAAAAGTGGTAGGGGTTTCCCCCTACCTTAATTAGAACCTTTTATTACTGGTCGGCAAACGCAGGTGCAGTTGCACCTGTAACAGTTCCAAAGATTTGATAGTTTGTAGAATCTTTACCAATAATTGTAACATCAAACCCAGCAGGGACATTTAATTGAATACTGCTATTTGAGTTACCATCAGAAAATACTGCACTTACTTCATTATCAGTGTCTAAAAATGTTACTCCGCCAACATAAAAATTAGTATTGCCTGGTGTGACAATTATCGCATCTGTTGCATCAGCCGCACCACCTGCATAAACAAATCTAAAAACAGATCCAGCAATTGGCGCTGGTAATGTATAAGTATTATCTTGACCACCATCTGGAACAAGCAAAACTCTTCCACTATGAGTGGCGTTAGTTAAGGTTACGTTACCATCTGAAAGACTTACAGGGCCATCACCGATTGTGGTAACCTCTGTAATTGTTCCAGTAGTAGAATCCTTGCTTATCGTTTTAAGTGTGGTTTCAGAGCGGACTGGACCGCTAAATGTTGTATTAGCCATATCAATCTCCTTGTCTTGGCAAATGTCAATCGCCCAATGCGATTGTCAAGGTATCTTTACGATACACCACCTTTTAACAAAAAGAAAGACTCTTTTATTCGCTTGATTTTTCTTTAAGAACTAAACCAAATATAGCACAAACTATACCTGCCCACGTTAATATTGGCAGTGTTAGTAAAATGCCTAAACCAACACCAACGACAGCCGCAGCTCCATAACTTGAAGGCTCTTTTAATCTTCCTTTAATCCAATCCATAATTTTCTCCTAATTAAGTTAAAAAAAGGCGACTTGAAGCCGCCTTTTTAATTAATTCACAAAAGCAATTAAGCTCCTGGTGACCCATATACACAACGAGGATCACTGAATCCAAACGAGTAACGCTCACGAGCTTTAAATCTCATGTTACCTGTATCAAAGTCAGCTTCCATGTTTGTACGCATGGGTGAACGCTCAAAGTGTTTAAATCCATTTGGAGCGTCTGTTTTAATAAAGAACGCATCAGGGTCTGTTAAGAAGTGGTTAACTGTGTAACCCTCTGGAACCATTCCCATATTCTTTACTGCGTTGATGTCATTATCAGCAGTGCTAGGACGTAAAGTCGATTCTAGCAAACGATCTGCAATGAATTGCAACTGAGGTGGAATTATCATTTTTGCTCCACGAAGGGCAATAATCATATTTCTTTCATCTACAAAAGTTGAAATATCAATCAAAGCATTTTCTAACGATGTTTCGTTAAGATCAGCTGCAGTTGATGGTTCGTTTGCAAATGTACCACCTGCACCAAGTGGGTGCGCTGTAGAACAAAGCTCTACACCATCTCCACCAGTGAAGCTTGAATTAAACGCATTGTTTAACACAGCAGCAGCTTTAACCTGCTTAGTGTGAGCCATAGATCGGGCAAGAGCCTTTGTATAGCGTGCGCCAAGACGATCATATAGATTGTCTTCAATTGCTTCTTCAGTTAATGCGAAAGCCAAAGCGACGGTTTCATGCGAATAACGAGCAGTGTATGCTTCGTTAGCGTCATCAAAGTCGATTCCAGCTCCCTCAGTTTTTGTTGGAGCGTTGCCAAATCCAACCAACATCACTTCTTCTTCGAAAGCTCGATCCGAGGATTCTGTATCAAAGATTTCAGCGTGTTCGCCTTCATAACGAGCATACTCCATTCCGAACAAGGCATTGAGGCCCGGCTCTAGCTCTTTAACGAGTTGTGAACGTGATATAGCCATAACTCAATCTCCTTATGCTAACCCAGCGCCTTTGACGCCGAATATATGGTTACCGATAACAACTTTCACGTTAGTGTTAGCTGACGAAACGTCGCTATTCTCAGGATCTTGAGAAATATCAATGGCTTTTAGAGGTAGCGTAGTTGCTGTGCCTCCATCAGTCACTTTCAATTCAGCACCAGATATACCTGTTACGGTACTTCCAGCACTTGTATATACGACATCAAAATTACCCAACAAATCTGCAATTGGGAATGCCGCATCTGCTTGAATTTCAAAAACAACCATAGGGTCATCAATGATAAAAGCAATGATATCAGAAGCATTAGTGCTTGCAGGGTAATAGTTACTAAATGTTACCTCACCAGATGTAGGATCTGTGTAAGTGCAACCGTTGAACACACCAACAATAGGTACTGTTCCGCCATCGGCGTGTATTTCTACACCGCCACCAGTGACTTGCATTACCATGTCACCTTGGAAGATAGATGTACCGTAGTTTGCGGCGATTCTGTATCGGTTTTGTCCACCAGTGAAAGGGGTTCCCCCTATTCGACCAACAGGACGTAAACCGAAGGCAGCATCTTGATTTGCCATTTTTACTCTCCTTCAGAGTTTTTCGCTGTATTTCGGACTGAGCCGAAGCTTACAGAGGATTTACGTTGTGGAGCAAGTTTCGGCATGGCTGGATTGTTTTCACGCATCCAATCACGATCCACTGCTTCCATTTGTTGTTGAGAGACACCTTGATAGTGCCTATTCCGCTGCTCTGCCATTTCGACGGGGATACGAGCGAGAACAAGACCACCGACACCTATAATGCCAGCGTTTCTTCCCTCATCTACTATTGGTCCTACATAATCTGGGTAATCCTCTGCGCGAACAAGGTCCCATCCTTCTTGCCGTTTTTTATGAACGTTAGTTTTATCGTCGAATTCCATTACGGATTCGCGTATCCAACGGTGTTGATAACCGATTGGTGGTTCTGGAGCTTCCAAGGCTGATCCTGGACGCCATGCTTGAGGTCTCTGTGTACTCTCCCGCGTTGTTGTATCGCGTGCTGTCCTATCCGCCATTAGTCTCTCCTATTTTCTAATTTAGCCACTTCTTTTGCATATGTATCAAGAGGAATCCTCATTTTCTTAGCAAATGCGACTTGACCCGGTGTTAATTCAACCGACTTTTTCCGCCCACTTTTTAAAGACCGTCCGTTACCAGACGAAGGAGTGATAGCTTGAGCGTTTTTCTTATCATCCTTTGTAAATTTATTTGGTATTTCAACACGCAATCTTTTGTCAATCTCAGAATAATATTCTTTGCTTGACGGATCATACGCTTCTTCTAAAACTAATTGTTCATGTATTGCTTGCGCTGCACGAGTCATTACACGATCTTTTCCAAACCATTCATTATTAGAAAGCCATTCTTTAAGCTTTGGATCTTCCTGTGCTTGATTAACTGGAGCCTGTTGTATTTGCTGAGACTGCTGCGCTTGCATTTGTTGCTGTTGTTGCGCTGCTTGTTGATTTGTAGCAGCACGCGCTTTTTGGATTCTTAATCTTTCTTTTTCTATTGCTATTTGGGAGATAGCAGATTGGGCTTCTGCCATTTTCTCAACATCACCAGCTTCATGCGCGTCTGCATAAGCACGTTTTGCTTGAGTTTCCTGAGAAACAACACGGCCTTCGTACTCATTCATGTAGCCTTTATCTAAATTTCCCAACCTTTGTTTTAACTTTTGATTTTCTAATTCTTTTTGTTGGGCGTATTGGTAGGCTGCTTGAGCTTCTTCTGAAGCTTGCTTACGTTTAGCTGTTAGTTGGTTTATTCGACGCTGAACATTGTCACTAAAAGACGCTAGTTCCTCATCTCCATCTGAAGTTTTAGAATCTTCACGAACATTTGTTCGGGTTTCTTCTTTTTCTTCAGTAGATGCTTCAACCTCATCTGAAGTTGTTTCTTCTTCTATTTCAACAATAGAAGAACCATCTTCTTTAATTTCTTCTTCACGAACTTCTTCATTCATAGCCATTTTTCCTGCTCTCCTGTTCTTTATACATATGAAATGTCTGTGGGGTCAAGTATTGTTGCAATAATATTGTCGTCATTTATGATACGAACCTCAAGTCCGTCCACTTTGAACCTATTTCCACTATATCTTCCTATAAGAACCCATGACTTTTCAGAACACCACGAACCACTTGGGAACTTTTGGGCGTCTTTATAGGCATCAGGTCCTAATTTAACGACATAAGCAGATACTGTTGCAAAACTTTCCTTTTCCCTAATAGCGTCAGGAACAATAATGCCCCCTTTTGTTTTTGCGCTGGGATAGTAAGGAATAATCAAAACCCTATAACCAGTAGGCTGTGGAAGTCTTTCCAGGGCAGATGGCTCTAAATTAGAGGGGTCACTTTCATTTTTATTTTCTTCCTTCTTCTTACCAAATGCTGTTTCTAAGGGCTTTGGTAGTTCTGAAGAAACTTTTTTGTCTTTTGCCGCTGCTCTTGCAACGTGTTCTGGGACGAATAATTTCTTGTTAGTCATCGTCAAGCTCTATACCTTTCATCGCGGTTTTAATTTCGTCTTCAACGTAGGCCATTCCGCGTATTTCGCCTACAACGTACCGATATTCTTCAAATGATTTAATCGAATTGTCCGCAAGCTTATCTTTCAATCTACCATCGCGCTCACGAATACTTTTTAGTAGATAATCTGCTAAACTTATAGCTTCCATAGTACCTCCTAAAGATAAAATATAGGATCTTTAGGGAAATACAAGTAATATTACCACAAAATTATAAAATACCTTTAAACCTCTGGGGTCTTGATATTGGACTAACCTTTTTTATCGCTCCGCCCAGCGCTTTTTTTTGTACTTTTTTTCGCTTTGGCTTTTGGTTTTGTTTTTTTGACTTCTTTTTTTGGCTCAACGCTATCGCTACTGCTTGCTTCTGAGGATACCCCTCTGATATCAGCTTGGACACGTTGTATGCTATCGTTTGCGGACTCGACCCCTTTTTCAACGGCACTTTGAACACCTCTTTTTGCTGCTCTTATTTGGTCTATAATTTTTTGTCTTACAGAAGAAACCATTAATTCATTCCTTTTTGTCTAGCATTAAATTCAGCAATGTCTCTTTGAGTTTGAATGCGATCTTCTGCAATTCTAGTTTTGTCTTTCAACGCATCTTCTGAAATATCAATACGCTGTTGAGCAATAAGAGTATCATTACGCTCTTTTTCTTTCTCCATTTCTTGCCTTGCTACAAACTCATCGTCTTTACGCTGTAAGTCAGCAGCTTTAATTTGCAATTCCTGTTGCCTAATTGCAACAAGAGGATCTTCTTGTGGTGGTGGTGTTACAGCTTGCGCTAACTGTTCTGTTGTGTCTGCAATGATTTGTGCTGCAATTTTATCAATTTGTGGTTTGATTTGTTGCATCATCATTTCCATTTGCTGTGGATCTTGTTGCACTTCAGGTGGAATACCCTGCATAACCTGTGCTTGTGCTTGCGCTTCTGACATAAGGCCAATGTGTTCTTGAATATGACCTTGAAGAGCCATAACAGCATTTGGGTTCATTTGAACCGCAGATGTAGCCATAACAGCTAAATGTGTTTCTATATGTGCCTGATGGTCTTGCTCTGGAAAAGCTTGCAATGGTTGACCCATAAGAGCGTTTTGGTTTTCTTTTGCAGCATTAACAGGGGGAGGCGGTGGCGGTGGAGGCGGCAATATAGCCTCAATATTGGTTACACCTAAAGCCTCATACATTTTTCTGTATGCTTGATAAAGTCCTTGTGGCCCACCATGTATTTCTGGATTAGACTGTACTAACTGCAATTCACTTTGAGCCAGTGCAATTCTTTGTGACATGGAGAATATATTAGGATCACTGGCTGGTAAAACATCTACACGTCTATCAAAGTCTTGTGCTTTAATTTCTGGGCCTACCTCCATAGACGGAGCATAAGGATAAGGCTGTAAGCCCTCACCAAATATCTTAGCTAGTAATTTAAATTCTATCTTTTGTGAATAATGCAATCTCTTATGAATTGCAGACATAACTTTTGTACCACGCTCCATAATCGCCATTGTTGTGCCAACAGGTGTTTCACCACCCATCTCACCTATTTTTAAATCAGCCATAGAAGCAAATCTACGTCCGGCATCGACCAAAGTACCTAAAAGATTGTAAAGGGTGCCTGACGGCTCTTTAAACGGCAATGGCATAAGAGAACCGCGTAAGTCTCCACCTACTACGTCAATGTCTCTAAACTCTCCTGGTTGCAATGGATCGTCATCGTTTCGAATACGAGCGCCACGCGCTTTAAATCCTGCTGGTAAGTTAGCTAATGTGCCAGCGTCAATAAGCTGACGTAAAATAGAGGTAGAAGCTTGAGCTAGACCGCCAATCATATGTGTTAAGCCAAGGCCATAAAAACCAAGACCAGGCAAAAACTTATAATGAACAAAATATTGTTTCTGACGCTTCATAGGTTCTATTTCATCATAGTTGCGTCTAATGCTTAATATCTCATTGTTATCTTCAAGAATAGTTACAATGTAAGGGAGTTTTAATCCTGTTTGCTCTTGATCCATACCAACATCTTCAAAACCCTCTAGGTCCAAAGATGTATGTATTTCGTATAAAACTAAATCACGAGATGCGTTAGAAGGATGTACGCCCTGAATGTCATCAATTGACTCAGTAACTTCATTTGAATCTGACTCACCATAACCATCTTCAGGAATATCAATATCGCTATAAAAACCAGCTAACTGCAGCTTTCTAACTTCGTTTGAATCCATAGATATTCTATGCGTAATGCGTGGAGAAGACGCTAAGTCTGTCGCTCCATAAGGAACAATAAGATCTTCAGCGTGAATAAACTTACTTACGGCACGCTGCTTTAAAGGATCAAAATAAACTTTCTTAAATGTAGACCCAATTACAGGAAGATAAAAAAGCATTTGATCTAACTCAGGATCATACTCTTCCATCTCATAAGTAATCATATAATTCATATAATCTTTAACACGCTCTGCTTGCTTAACAAGCATTTCGTTCTGCGCTCCAATAACTTGCGCTCGAACAGGCCCAGAAGCTGGAAGTAGCTCACGATAAGCTTGCGCTTGGAATTGCGTAACTGATTCAGCCAATAGCGGGTGTATTACCCCAGAAGCACCCTCAAAAGGTTCTGTTCTGTCTTCTGTTTGCATTCCTAAAAACTCAAGACCCTTTTTATAAGTGTCTTCCCAGTCTTCTCTTGAAGACAAGTCGTCTAAAATAGATCCAACAAGATCTGACGATAGCCGTCCAAGAGCGTCTTCTTCCATAACTTCTGCTAAATTACCATCAAAAGGAATTTGCGGAGGAGTATCTTCTGAAGATTCATACTCGCCAATAACGGCGCTGCCGTCATTAAATTCAAAAACACCTGGGTCAGCAGGTATTTCGGTCACCTCAACAGGAACTTGTTGGTTTGGTACTACAGGTATTTCAGGTATACCACCTGGACCCATATCATCTTCAATAGCCATTTAAATCTCCTATATAGGTGTTGAGGTGAAATTGCATCCGCCAACTATGACTGTAGGGAGGTAACCACTCATAGTTATCTTACTCCACCCCAACCTCGAAACTTGAAACATTAAAAATCCTTTTCAAGTATTATTTTACGCCAGAAAATCTGGTTCCACGCAAAGCAGCGCCACCACCACGAGCATTACCCGCACCAGTTCCGCCCTCAATTGGAGCCTTTTTCACTTTCTCATAAGATTGAGTCATAACACCCATTTTATTTTGGCTATTGCCATCTGTGGGTGTCTTAGGTGTCTTAACCATACCGCTATCTTCTTTCATTACTTTACTCCTTTAAAATTGCCACCACGACCAGCCATAACACAACCGCCGCCTTTATACTTTTTAACTTTGCCCTTTTTAACCTCACCACCATACATCATGCCTTGAGGTCTAGCTCTTGGCCTAATAGATTTTGTAACGCCTCTACCTAAAGCCATGTTTATAGCGTCCATATCAAGATCAGACATTTTTGCACCAGAGTCTAGTGCTTCCATTGCAGAAGCTCTATTGCCACGGGCAACAGCTTCACCCTCTGCTAACTCTTGTAAAAGTCGCATAATCAATTGGCTTTCTTTAACACCTTGATTTCCTTTTTCTTGAACATTTTTTCCACCTAGTGCCGTAGAAAGATTTTTTATTCTGTCTTTTAATAAATTATTTCCTGCCATCTTACTCTCCTTTAATAATACTCTCTACGTTTGCTATAAGCATATTCATCGTCGTCATCATAATCGGTGGGTGTTGTAATAAAACCACCTTGTCTAAATCTTAGTATAGCCTGTGTCATCGAATCTGCCAAGTCATCATGTTCACCATTGGGAAAAGAAGCAC